ACTTCTTCTTCTTTTACTTCTCCTTTTAAGTCTGCTATTGCGTCCTCAAGGTTTTGTACTCTTTCTGCTAATCTTTCAAAAGCGTCTTCTTCAACTTCTAATTCTTCTTTAGCTTCAACTTCTTCTTCTACTGGAGCTTCTTCTGATTCGCTTTCAAGTATTTCAAATACTACACCTTCAACTTCTACTGAAAAAGATTCGCCTGATTCTAAAGAGTAAACTCCAATTGGTAAAAGCATTATAGAACCGTCTTCAGTTAAAACTGAGATATCTGCTCCTGCTACTAATTCATCTTGGGTTGAGGTAATAATCGTACCATCTTCCAACTTAGCCTGAAAAGACATCATTACTTCTTCTTTGTCTAATCCAAGTGCTACTAATATTTGTTTTTTTAAATCCATAATGTTTTAATAGTTTTGTTTTTAGTTCTGTTATATAATAGAATAGTTATTGTTCTGTTTGATTTTATAATAATTTCATAGCTTTATCAGAATTACTTTGAGTTGTTTCCATATCTTTAAAAGTATCTTCAAATTGTTTTTCTAACCCTTTTATTCTACTAGGATATTCTATACCTAATTCTTTTGCTGCTTTTTTAAATTGTTCTATTTTCTTTAAACCATCAACAGTATCTTGCTTTACTTTTACTGCTTCTCCTTTTAGAGTTCTTATAGTATCTATTGCATTATCTTTTCTTTTTGATACTGTTCCTGCTTTTTTTATTACTTGTGTATATATCTTCTCTAAGTCATCAACTAAAGCCAACTCAACCTTCTCAGACTTAAGTTCAGTTTTAGATTCTTTGATTAGCTCGTTTAAAGCTGATAGTATTTGTTCGTTACTTGGTTTCATATTATTGATTTTATTAGATTCTTCTTTTTGCATTTTCTCGATAGCTGATGAAAAATAACCTTCTATACTCAATCCGCGTAAATTGCCCGATTTAATCTCAGACCACATCTCTTCGTTGGTTATGTGCATTTTTACCATCCAAGTTCCAACGGGTAAAGAGAATCCATACAGCGTAGATTTGTCGAGCTTACTGTCCTCGATTATCCAACTTTCTACGGTTAATACTCCTGAAACTCTATCTTGGTGTTGGTACGTTGCTTTGTGGTGGTTGTTATGTTTTAAGTAGAGCTGACTAGCTTTTTCAACTGTCGCTTTTGAGAACCACACGAAATAATCACTTGAAGTCTGCGGATCATGACGGAAAATTTGCTTGTTAGGAATTAAGGCAGGACTGATTAACATTCTCTTTTCTTCATCTACCCTTGCAAACGTTAGGTTGTTTTTCTCTTTTCCGAAATAAACAAAATTTTCTTGAATCGCAGGGTCGGTAACTAAACTAATAGCGTCAATAGCTAGTTCTTCAGAATCGTCTGCAATTACAAGTTCTACTATTTTAGTTGGGTTCATATATTATACTTTAGCGTTTCTAAGAGAATCTACTACTTTATTAAAGTCAGATAATTTAGATTTTACTTTTTTTAAATCAATAGGAGATTTTACACCTAACTCCTTAGATAATTTTTCTACTTCTGTAGCTATGTTTACTGCTAATTGTATTTCTTTAGCTGCCGTTTCCATTCCTACTAAGGCTTTGTTGTAACTTTTAGAAGCTCCTTTTCTTGCATTATTTGACTTATCTATCCTAGAGTTATAGTCATCTACTATTCCTAATTCAATTTTCTGAACTTTGCTTAACTCAAATTTCTCAATTGCTTCTGTATATTCTTTGTACGTTTTTCCGAATGGTGTTGGCTTGTTCATAGTTTTTATTTAAGGGTTGTATTATATAATAGAAATTTATAGCCTTTGTTTTATATTGTGGCACGTCTTCTAATATTAGCTAACTGATTCTGACTTGACGTCATTTTGTCGGTAATTACAAAAGCCTCTAAAGGTTCAGGTGCTACTCCTCCTGATATGTCAAAAGCTCCTGACATCATTTGGGGTGCAGGGGTTTGAGGTGCTGCTCCTGCTCTAGCTCCTGCTCCACCTGTTTTTCCTCCACTTGCAATTTTAGCTATATTCATTGCTGCAAAAGTTCCTGCAAGTGCTGCCATAGTTACTGGATAAGCACCAAAAGAACCTGCGGTTGCTCCAATATTAGCATTTGCTGATGTAAAGGCATTTTGAACACCTTGAACTCCTGATATAGTGGCTTGTGCTATTGCTGCTGCTTTTGCTAAAGCTGTTCCTTCTCCTGCCGCACTAGCTAATATTTGAAGACCTTGATTTGCCATATCAGCTTGCATTAATACTTTTGATTTTTCAATAGCTTTCTTTTTATTAGCTGAAGCTTCATCTGCTGCTAATCCTTTTATTCTATATTTTTCAGTTACTGCAAACAGTTCAGATTGTTGGTTTTCTTCTAACTCAACTACTGATTCGCCTAAAGAAATTTTACCTTCTATTATTGCAAAGTACTTATCATATATAGCGTTAGTTTCTTTATCCTGCGCTTCTAATTGTGATTCGTTAAATTTATCTAATAATGCAGCTTCTTCTACAATTAACTTATTAAGCCTTTCTTGTTCTAAGTCTATTAATTCTTGTATTTGTTTCTTTTCAGCATTAACCCTATCTTGAACAGATTTTGCTTCTTCTTTAATTCCGTCTTGCCTTGCTTTTTCTCTTGCTCTTTCTTTTGTTGCTGCTTCAACCTTCAAAGTTTCTAAGCCTGTAGTTAATCTTTTCTGCATAGAGAAACTAGCTGTTTCCATATTTATTAACTTAATCTTTTCTTCATTTAATTTATCCAAATCTTCTGCCATACTCTCGCCCATACCTACTTCTTGTCTAGTTGCTTCAACCTTTTCTTTTTGTAATGCTAAAGCTTTAGCTGTTATTTTTAACTCCTCAGTATTTGCTTTTTGTAGAGCAGTCATTCTTTCTTCTAAAGTTTTTGTTTCATCTTCTGCATCTAATCTAGCTTTTGCAATTATTTTATTTGCTTCTGCTCTTTCAAGATTCAACCCTCTCTCACTATCTGCAATTCTTTGAAAAGTTTTCTCTAGCTCCACCGCTAGACTAATCTCCCTGCTCATCTCGTCTCCAATTCCTGTCAAAGCCCCTTTTACATCTTGTACTGCACCCTTAAAATCACCTGAGAACACTTTAGAAATAGCACCACCGATAGCTGAAATCCTATCCGTTACAACTGCTATTGCAGCTCCTATTCCTGAAAACGCTTGGCTTAATTTCTCTGCACCTTTTTTAGTGTTTGTAAAGTAAGATACTAAAGCACCTATCGCTACAATAAATAATCCTATTCCTGAAGATATTAACCCTGCTTTAATAGAGCCGAACATCATTTTTGCAGATTTTCCTGCTGAAGCAAATCCTGCTTTTACTCCATTCAAAGAAACACCCATAACCTTAAACTCTCCTGCTGCGTTCTTTGATTCTTTAGATAGTTCTTTAGTTCCCTTAGTTACTTCTCCTATATCTGATTTTACATTTAGGTATAATGTATCTTTTGCCATAGTTTTATTTTATAAAGTTACTCCTGTTTTAATTTGTGTTATATTTACGTTGCAATTCCATTCTATATCCATATTTGATTGACCTCTTACGGTTAAGAAAAAGTTAGTTCCTGATTTTGAAGCTAATATCCTCCAGTTAGTAACATCTCCTGAAGTCTTAATAGTGTCACGTTCTCTTTGAATACTTAAAACCCCTGACTTATTAATGACCACACCTCTTTCTACATAACTAGCATAATCACCTACTGCTCCTTCCCCACTAGAACCGCCCACCCTTACAGCTAAAGTATCAGCGTGAAAATATATTATTGAGTTTAAAGGCACTTCAAAGAACTCTCCAGTTACATTGTTTAAGTAAGCTGATTCCGTTCCATTGTCTGTAGTTTGCCTTCCATACTGCAACTGAATAGCTTGACGCATCCCTAATGCATCTGTAGGGTTATTACCACCTTGCACCGTAGAACCTGAAGCTGTAGCTTCTGCTAGAGTTCCTGAAACACTAACATTATCTACTCCGTTAGCTATTTCGTTTTGACTTCCTGTTATTACGCTATTCCTAGAGAATCCTTTTACAGTATTATTCTCGCCCATTATTAGGGTGTTATTCGTTCCTGTTTCCGTAGTGTTTCCAGTTCCAAATGTTTTATTATTCTCATTCGCAACTCTTCTATTTAGATTTGTATTGTATCTAAATGCAGAGCAAGTTCCTGTAACCTTATCGTATGTATATCCGTAAGCCTCACATTGTAGCTGATTAGGGGTTACAATAGTATTTCCATCAGTAAAACTTACTATCCCTAGTAGTGAAACCTCAGAAGGCTTAACCTTGAAGCCAGTATTAAAAGATAGTGATTCATTTTGTGTTCTTGACATTATGGTATAAGTATAAATTCTACTGTTGCTAAATCGTTTGGCTTGTAGTCTATCTTGTTTACTCTAAAGACTCTGTTTTTAATCATTACTGTATCGTTAAACTTGAATGTATTAATATCAGCAGGCGTTAGATTTACTTTAATAGTCATTGTCCTAGTATTAGGATTATAAAGTTCATTGTAATAGCCACCCCAATATAGACCGTATAGATTATTTAATGTTGGGTTTGTGTCTGTGAGTAACTGACATACTCCGAAATGAAAGTCTACCGCTCCTGAAATTGAAAGTCCTGTATTTGTTATATGACTGAAGGATAAATATTCATTTTCTGTATCATTTCCTGCTACTCCATTTTGTGCGGGAACTGAATAACTACTAGAACCTAAGTTTTTTATTCCGTTGTTATACATAATCCTTGGGCTATTCTCAAAGCCTTCAGATACGTCATCATTCATAGAGTAAATAGCAGGCGTTACAAAGTTAGGTAAAAAATTCATCAAAGGTTTGATTACAGTTGCGGCAAATGGTTCTGCTACTATCTCATCCTCCCCCTCAAGTATGTTAAATTCGTTACCTGCATTGTACTTCTTACTTCCATATAAATGACCACCTACTGAATTTTTATAGTTATTAAAAGCAAAGTCATCGTCATCTTCTACAAACTTAAATATAGTCTTTTTATTTAAGTCTGCTAAAGGTGTTAGTTTCATTTCTGAAGTATCTATCCTATCAGTCCAGTCTAAAGGGGGTGTTGTTAAGGAAGGCGTTATAAATACATCAGAGTAAGGCTCTATCTTTATATTGTTAGGATTGTCTTCATCAGGTAAAGTTACTAAGTTGAACATAGTAATTAAACCTTTTAAAAATTCCCATTGTCCGAGTTCTCCTCTTAGTGTTTGTAGTAAAACTTGTCCAGTTACTCCTAATATAGTTACCGAGGGAATTATATATGAATATGTATGATCTGCATTTAATACATTGTTTAAATAAGGGGAATTCATTTGTCTTATTCTATTAGCATCACTTGACTTCCACTGCAGCTGCAAAGTATCGGAAGGCTGCATAGTTTCAGAAATACTCCCATTATAATTAAATGTTGCATTAACACCATTAAAAACTAATTGGTCAAAATCTCCATAACCTCCACCTATCATATCAATATCTATATCGGTCAAAGAAGTACCTGTTAAAATAGCTGTAAATGTAGCCCCTGCTCCAAACATACTATTTGGTATTGTTACTGTAGGTGGTGTTGTGTAGTACCCTCCGTCTTGTATAGTAATAGTGTCAACTCCTTGTCCAAATGTAGCGAATGTTACTGTAGCTACTGCACTTCCACTTACAGAAACTAAAGGGGATTGATTTATAATTGTTTCAGTAGATAATCCTAAATTTTTAACCCATCTAAACTCAATGTCTGCGTTTCTTTGTGCTATAACTGTAGCTGAATAATCTATGTTAAATGTAGAGTTTTCCTGACCTACAGGACAAGTAAATACATTTGTAGAGTCATCAAATCCTGCTGCGGAAGGAATATTAACATCAATATAATGAAAATCAGAATATGATGTTGTTGCGTAATTATTAGGGTCTAGTGATTTGTATTTAGCTATTCCTGAATTTGTTGTTGTATTAGGATTAACTCCAGAACCCCAATTAAAGTCCATATAAAGATTCTTAAAGTCATCTTCGTTAAAGAACTCTGATTCATAAGTGAAATTAGTTTCTTCAAATATTTTATCTATTAAATACTTAATGTTAAGCCAAGGTCTGAAAGCAGTTTCTAAAGAAGGTAATTCAGGATTACCTGTAGAACTTATTGCTATTTGATGACTCCAATCTACAAAAGGATATTTAACTGTGCTATTATCTCTAAAACCTGAAGTGCCTGAGTTTATATAATCTACACTTGTAGAGTTGCTAGCACTTAGACTTATGTTTGTATAGTTGTAAAGGTGTTCAAGTTCTGTAAAATCTAAATCCCTAAACGCTCTATCCTTTAAAGTGTCTGCAAGGGCTACCACTTCAGAGTAAAGGTTTACGTTATAACTTATCTCTCCTTCTTTATCCGTTACATCTAACAGTCTTAAATAGCCTTCAAATAGAATAAAGCCGTCTTGCTTTAAAACGCATTGAGTCTTTTTATATACATTGAAAATCATACCGTCATCTGACCTTGTTACTTCAAATAGACTATTAAATATCTTGTTATTTCTTTTCGTTGCAGGAAGGTTAAAAGCCTTTGAATAAGACTGTACTTTCTCTGCTACATTTTTGAAGTCATCAACACTTAAAGTTAAAGGTAAATCTTCGTCTTCATAAAGGTCTACTATTACTTGTCCGTCTCCTAGTAACTGAATAGCTCCTGAAGGCGAAGGTGGCGCTGCTATTACTGATATGCTTTTAATTACAATTGGATACCCTAAAGACTCTGTAGTGTCTATTGCTACAATAGTATCATTAGAACTTGGAGCTGTGAACTGTATTGTTTCTACTAATCCTGTAGGGGTTATTATTTGGGAAGAAGTTAAAACATCCTGATTAAAAATCTTAACATTAGTAACATAATTGTAACCAGTATAGTATGTTATTTCTAAATTGTAAACCAATCCTGCTGTAAGATTAGTGACGTTTTGTAAAATACCACTATCAGCATAAATAACTGCGTTATCACTTGTTCCTGAAGGGATTCCTCCTGATACTGAATTATAGTAAGCGTACCAAGTATTTAAATACATAGGGTACAAAGCTGAAACTGCTTGCTGTGATAGTGTCGCTACTGGGTTTCCGTAACTACTCGTATATTGTGCTACATTAACAAAGTCGTTACCATCAGACAACATCTGTGTAGTAGGGTTATTAGAGTTACTAAAACCGTCATAACTTTGAGGGTATACTATAAGTTGTACGCTCATTATATTGCTTGTGTTCTTAAGGTTTTACTCTTTTCAACTTCAAAAGTGTATTGCATAAGTTTATCATTTGCTACAGTCTTTTTAGTGTAGCTTGAAGTTGTTAGTCTAACAGGTGTTACATAATTATTTAAAGCTGAATTTGCAGTATCGTCTTGAAAGCCTTCTAAAATATATACTTCAGGACTATTTATAAGTTCTTCAAACCATTCTGATTCTGCTTCGCTAACAAAGTCTGTGTTCATCTTAATCTTTTCTGTAGCGTTTACTCTGAAGGCTTTTTTACCTCCCTTAAAGCTGTCTATTTTATAAGAAGACTTATTCCAAGTTCCCTGAAGTTGTTGGTAAGTACTTCCTTTAGTTGATATGGTCTTAGTAGACTTCATATTGAACGTATAGTAATCCCAAGCACCCCACTGATTTAGCCAAGTTAGTCTGATAGGTTCATAGCCTTTTTGGGTTGGACAGTTAAGGTTTATTGTATAAACTTCTGAAGCAACTTGTCCTGTGTCATTTAAAACAGCAAAAATATAATGACCACCCTGAATAGTACCTGCACTTACAAACCCTTGAAACATTGTACTACTACCTTGTAAGTTAGCAGGAAATATTCCAAAGTATAGTGACAAGGCTTGTATATCAGCTTGAGGGTAAACAAAGCCACCATTCGCTGAAGTAAAGTTAATTTGCTCTTGACCTAAAACACTACCTGATGAATTAAAATAAATAATTTCTATTCCTTCAGCAACATAAGGCATTAACATTCCTACCGTTCCGTAATCTTCTAAGTTAGCGTATTGAGTTGTCGGTGCGTTAGTTAAAAATTTCTTAGTTGAACCGTCTAATAAAAAATTAGAATACAAGTCATAGCCAAAATTTACTCCTGATAAAAGTAATTCGTCTGTATATTTTAAGTAGCCATTAAAAATAACACTTAGTCCAGCAATCACTTCAGAATTAGTAACTAGGTTTCCTGAATCGTCTATATATTCAACCATAAACTTAACGATGAACCAACGCATTGTATTTATGTTACCTGAGTACTTATCTATCAAGTGCATTGGCACGTTAGAGTCTGATGTATTAGTTGTTCCTTTATAAGCACTACCTTCTCTTGCTAAGTTATCAGCATTTACAAAGCTTTCAATAATAGGTCTGAAGTCAAACATTCCAACTCCTGCATTGTTTGGAGTAGTCTTAAAAGTACCTACTAAGTCATTTGTAGTATTTGGATTAGGAGGTATTGAGTTGCTGATATGAACCTCTGCAATAAACTTCACCCTTGTGAAAGAAGAAACTACTGAAGAATTAGAAACTGTATAAATAATTTCTTGACCTACAGGTAAAACTTTATCAAAAGTTCCTGGATTAGATAGCGGTTGCTGTTCTATTAGTGTTGCCATTTATTTTACTATTGTTAAACTGTTAATTATATCTTCTTTTACGTTGCTAAGTAAGTCTTTTCCGAATTGCTTTAATCCAAGACCTAAAGGCTTTTGAAAGAAGCTGATTCCTTGAATACCTTTACGACCGATACTTCTAGCTATTAAGAATGTTAAAGTCTTACGCTTAATGAATTGACCTTTTGCATTTCTAGGTGCTATTCCTTTTTTAATAACCCATTTGTCTAAAGCACTACTAGGTGGTTGAGAATGTCCTTTGCTATTCTTATAACTATAAGGACTTTTAATAACATTGCCTTTATAGTCTTTAAAGGTTCTCTTTACCTTAGTTCCTGAAACTCCTTTGTCTACATACTGACCATAGCTTGACATATAGAACTGCACGGTATAACCTTCTTTATCTTCAACTACTTTAAAGCTAATTGAGTCTTCAAGTTTACCTCCTTTACCTGCTTTCTGTAGGTTACCTTTAGAACGATTAACAACTTGTTTTCCGAAGCTATTTAAGTACCTTTCTATATTGTCAGTTTTCACTATTCTATTCCTACAAAGACTTCAACTCTAGCCGTTACTGCTGTAGTAGGTTCTACTATTAAAGAAGCTAAGTCTGTCATAGTTCCAAATGAAGCAGCTCCTGCTTCTCCTAAAGCTACTACATCTCCTGAAAATAGAACGTGTGAACTTTCAGGTCTTAATGTTACGGTATAACTAGAAGTAGTAGTTTGTACTGCAAGCTCTATAGTTACCGCAGATTCTAAGTTAGTTACTCTTACATATTTTACTGCACTTACTTCAATAGCTCCTGCTGAAGTTGAAGGTAGCGTATCAAATACAGCTATAGTAGTTTCTACGCTTGCGGTACAATTTACGATTCTTTCAAATACGTCATTGATACCTGTAGTAGTTATTGAATTACTAGAACCCCTTAAACTTCCGTTTAAAGTGACCGTCTCGCTAATTGTTGTTACTAAGTCTGCCATAATTTTATAAGTTTATTGTTATTTTAAATTTTTTCCATCCTATTTGTATTGTAAACCATTTGTACGTCCATTTCATTAGTACCCTGCACCATCTGAAGTAACAGGAATATTACAAGTGCTAAAGTCGTTCTGCACTACTATGCCCATTTCAAATACCCACCCACAACAAAGATTGTCAAACCTTTCAGCAAATTGATTAAGAGTAAATTGTCCTTCACTAAAATAGATAGGGGCGTTAATATCATTAGTACCTTCTAAAGACTGCTGCTCTGAGTGTCTTAGCATTCCTATAAAGTCTGTTGCTATTTGCAGAGTTCCATTAATTACGTCTTGTTCATTATCTAAAGTCTTCACTAATTTAGTAAAGTCTGCCGCTTCGTTGTTCTTAGTCCAGTCAGCCCTTTCTGTTACCATATCAGATATGAATATCTGAAAGTTGTAAGTTAGTTGACTATCCCCCGTTACTACGCTAGTAGGGTTTATGTGCATCATAGGAAACTTAGTATTCTTTTCTAAATCAATATCCCAAATATCTCCTACTGAAGTTGTTTCAATTTGTTTATGATACTCAGCTATTCTAAGTAAAGTATTAATTACATTGTTATAAGTTTTATTCTGTACCATTTCTTTTTACTTTATTTTGTGAGTTCAAATCTGTTTCATAACTTAACCACGTCAAACATTCTAATAGGCTTAGCTTTGTTATGCTTTCTAGTTTACTTATGTCTTCATTGCACAACCTGTGCATTACTCCAAACCAACCCCACTTAGAAGCAAAGTCATTTCCTGCTATTGCGTCTTCATTTCCTTCAGCTGCTCCATCAAATATAATGGCATAATCTCGGATAATTTTCTCCCTAAAGCAAAAAAAAACATTAAAGCTGATTGCACTTGTTCCGCTGACATCTGTTTCATTTCTTCAGCTCGCATCCGTATGTTCCCATCATAAGCTTCTATAATGTATATGCCGTTCTTCTTTTCCTTAATAGGTCTGTATAGTACCGCCATTAACTCAGGAAGGCTAGAGTCTATTCCTTCCTTTATAAACTGCTCAATGTCTGCATACTCTCCTAAAGTAATAGAATCTAAGTCAGGATGAAAGCCGTACTCAATACCGTTAATCTCTATCAAGTTCTTAAGCTTAGTATCTTGCTTTGCTTGTAACTCCCCAACCTTAGACATTATAGCTACTACGTCTGACAAGGCTAATTCCTGAACCAACCGTTTAGGAATATCTGACAAGGCTTCTATTGTTTTAGTAGCTTCTTCAGTCTTAGTACCTTGTTCAAAGTCAATAAGTTTAAGCCAAGTAGACAAGCTAACTTCTGACCAACTATCAATAAGTTTAAACTCTTTTGTTTCTCCTTGCTTTTTAATTTTTACTTTCATCTACTATATAATAGAAATAAGTTGTTTTTAGTTTATTAAAATATTTATTAGATTACACTTGCTTTTTAAATAAAGTTTTATATCTTTGCACCCTAAGTTCTTTGTTTGATAAAACGATAGAGTAAACGCTCGCTAGAGTAGTACTTTATAATAAGTCGGACAAAGTTCTTTTTAAAATATATTGGTAGCTGGTTGAGGGTGTTAAGTTTTAGATTTCTTAGCACCCTTTTTTATATGTAAATAAATATAATAAGGTTAAAATCCCATTATAAGATGTAATTGCATATAATTTGTCTTGTTTATTAAGCAATTTAAAAGACAATCACAATATATTATGATTTATTACTGAACAAAATACCTACCTGCGTTTGAATCTATCTCATAGTAAACACGCATAGCTAAAGCGTCTGCATAATCAGGAGAACGACCTAAGACTGACTTAACTACATCTTTAGGTATTATCATTAACTTACTATCTTTGTCAGCGTCTTTCATTCTAACCTGTTCAAGCTCTTCTGTAATCTCATTCTTAACCGATACAACAGAACAACTAATACCTAACTGACCTTTGTTTATTAAGTCTGCTAGTTTGTAGTAACATTGAGTCTTTAGGTTTTGATAGTTTTCGCCCTTCAATGGTTTAGAGTTATTTACAAACCCCTTGCATCTGAGGTAATCTTTTACACCACCACCTACACCGTCTTCATCTACTATAATATTTGTAAGGGGTACAGAGTTTTCTTGCTGTAGCTTCTTAATTTCATCAACAACATCATTTACAGCTGATTTAAGGATTGTTTTGATGTACTTAAGGTGCAAGCCTTCCCAATACATTATAACTGTCTTATCACTTCCGAATCGTGCTACATCACAACTAATGTATTTTTCGCCTGAAGTTCCTTTTTGAGTAAACATATTTAATATAGAGTTATAATCTATAAGGCTATCTTCGGTTGCGTCATACTCCCAATTACCAAATAGAAGCCTTTGCTTACTAAGTTCATCTAATTGAGATAGCTGTGTTTCATAATGCTTGGATATATAAGTATTGTCAATCACTAAGGATTGAATAAACTTTCTATAAGGTTTTATCGTGTTATCTTGTGCAGGTCTGTAATATTCTGAATACACCCAATTCTTAGCAGGGTTGCACGTCATTAACATCTTAGGTATTAATCCGTTTTCGTCTAACTTGTATCTAAGTCTTGACGCTACTACGTTCTTAGCCTTTTCAGTAATCTGATTAGCTTCATCAATAAAAGCTCCTGTAATCTCAAGAGAACCTAGACTATCAAAGTTTCGGTCTGAAGGGTATAAGAACAAGTCTTTGAGTATTATCTCAGAACCGTTGTAAAAGGTTATTACATTACTTGAACCGTTAAATGTATAGTCTTTTAATGCTTTCAAGTTCCAAGCAGTACACACTTCAAAGAAAGTATTTAATGTAGTCTTCTTTAATGCGTCCAGTTTAGACCTTCCCATTAAGTAGCGTGTCTTAGGATATGTAAGGCACATAGTTATTAAGTAGCTACAACCTATCCAAGACTTCCCACCACCTGCTGCACCTCCGAAAAGAACTTCCTTTGTCTTATCGTCTAATAGATACTTTAAACACTCTTTTTGTTTTGGTGTAAATTCGGGATTAATCTCCAAGATTTATATTGATTTTGATTCTTTCATCTCCTGAAGTTAAGTCTATTTCTTGCTTCTCATTATAGCCACGCTTACGCCCTCTAGTTCTTAGGAAGAAAGTAGTAGCCGTTGTGTTACCTTCTTTTATTTGTTTCTTTAGACTTGTTTCAGCAAAGTCAATAAACTTACTATCTATATTATCTACTGCTTTCTTATACTCTACATCTTCATTCATCCAAGCATAGTGTCGGCTTCTTGTAACGTCTGCTTTCTCGCAAGCTTCGGTTACTATACCTAAAGATACTTCTAGTGCCGCTATGAGCTTCTTTTTACCCTCCTGTGTCCTCTTCTGTTCCTTTTCCATACTATATAATAGAAATAAGTGTTATTTATTTAGCGAGTAGGACTTTACTCTTTTAGTTTTTTCAATATTTCTTGTTTTTGTTTCATCCAATAATGATATTGACTATCTGGAAAGTCCCTATGACGGAGATGAATATTTAACATCCTTTTAACTTCTAATAATTTATTCTCTAATAAAGACTTATTTAATCTATTTTATTTATTAGCAAACATACAACTTTTTAATTACAATCTACTGTTTATTAAAATTCATTTGGAAGCATAAGTCTTATACCCAAGTCAGTCATTGCCCACATTCTTATTTGGTCTGCGTATATCTCAAAGGCTTTGCTATCCATTCTAGCTGTAGACTTCACTACTTGTATTCCTACATTCCTATCGTTTATCTCTATACTATTCCATTCACTTGAGAACTTCAGCTTTAGTATATCGTGTATCTCGTCAGGGTAGTAGCCTAGTTCGTTAGATAAGACTTGAACTATACAACTCCAGTAATAGTTATTCTGCATATTAGAACGTGTGTTTCTTTGTTTCTTTA